GACTCCGCCCGGACCTCCTACCCCATTATTACCGGGGTTGCCGCTGTTGCCTTTAGTGCCTGCGTTACCAGCATTGCCTCGCGCCCCGCCAGCACCACCTGCGCCGTTATTACCGGGGTTACCCGCGTTTCCTTTTGCACCGGGGTTCCCTGCGGCCCCCGCATTGCCTCCGGGACCACCTACGCCATTATTGCCCGCATTACCGGCATTACCCTTGGTGCCCGCATTACCTGCAACGCCCGCCGCACCGCCCGGACCACCAACGCCATTATTGCCGGGATTACCTGCGTTACCCTTAGTACCTGCGTTACCTGCAACGCCAGCGGCTCCACCGGGACCGCCAACACCGTTAGTACCTGCATTACCGGGATTACCTGAGCCGCCGGGATTACCTGCGGCACCTCCATTACCGGCTGCCCCCGCAACACCGTTATTACCCGGATTACCTGCGTTACCCGCAGTACCGGGGTTGCCAGCATTACCGGGGTTACCTGCGCCACCTTTACCGGATACATTAACGCTGTATACGCCAGTCGGTACTATGAATGTCCCGGGCGCATTAAAGGTTATTGTCCCCGCCGCAGAACCGTCCACATTGAGGTGGCTAAGAGGCACTACCTACCTCCCCAGCTTGTATAGGGTGGCGATATTAGACTGTTTGATAGCGTCTAGCCCGTAGATGATAACTTTGGGCTGAAACTCTGTGTCGATGTCGTCGTGCACTTCGGTATACACCACAAACGGAAACTCATCGAGGCTGTCCGGCATGCCGACCATAGCCCAGTCGCGGAGCGGAGATAGCGCCGCCTCATGCTGCTCTGGGTCAGCATAGTTCATATGCATGTATGGGATGCCTAGGGAGTCCATGTGGTCCCGAGCCTCTACGCTAGGGCCAGTTTCATCTGGTGCCCAAGTCATTCCGGTATATAGGTAAATGGAGTCTATCTTTTGTATGGCCATATCGATGTCCTTACAGGTTAGCCAGCGATAGAGCACCGTAGTAGGTTGTACCGCCGTCCGTAGTTATAAAGTTCAATATATCCACTTTGTTGGGGGTAGTAGTCAAGGTTGGCGTAGAAGCATTAGGGAACTTAACTGAAGCAGGCCACGAAATAGTCCGAGAACCCGTTGCGTCTTGTTTTACTATAACCGTAAAGCTGTACGCCTGACCCGAAGAAGGCGCGCCTGAAATCGTCAGCGATGTAATGCTGCTATTCATGGTCAACTCAAAAATGTTCGCAGTAGTTAGGTCAATCGTGTGCGAAGTAGAGCTAATGGTCGAGGCAGTTACATCCTCGCGGTAGCGTTCAATCTTTGAGTTAGAGAACGTATTGATGCCCGAGATTGTACCGCCGGTAATGGCTACGTTATTAGCCGCTTGCGTGGCTATCGTCCCGAGACCCAAGTTAGTACGTGCGCCAGAGGCAGTGGTCGAGCCAGTACCGCCGTTAGCAAGAGCAACTGGAGTCGTAAGGCTGAACTCAGTGCTAGATAGAGTTAGCCCCGTCCCAGCAGTATAAATCTGCGTCGCCGAAACCTGCGCAAAGGTAATGGCCGTAGTACCGAAGGTAATGACTCCCTCAGTATTGCAAACGTACGTCTCACCCGCACCCGTATTGCCGCCAGTAACAAAGAAGCCGCTACCCTGACCGAGCGCTGTGGAGTCCACAGGGGCATAACTGTCTGCGTCAGTAGCACGTGTAAGCACCCACTGTGTAGAAGCCGATCCGGTATTAGTTACTGTATATATGCCGTTATGCGCAGCGTTGGATTCTTGGTATACTAGAATACGGTCGCTGACTGATGGGTTTTGTCCATCTACCGAAAGCGTACCGTTCGCCGTAGCTGTTAGCGTAGCGCCTACCCCGGATGAGCCGTTGTTATAGGAGTTGCTAGGCAGCGCTACCGGAGTTTCGTAATCTACCGGTGTGTGGTAGTGAATTGACTCCGCCGCAATAGTATCGACGTAAAGTTTGTTTACTAGGTCGGTGTCTGCGCTTGGTGTGCTGCTAATCGTACCAGAAGTGACAGCAAGTGTAGATATGTTTACGGTATCAGAAGCGTCAGCGTTTACAGTTTTGTCCGCCGGATAGACGACAAATACCTGTTTCTCACCCGCAGTAAAGTTTACGGCAGAGCCGCCATTGCTAGAGTCGAGAATGGTATCTCTGGATAGCGTAGTACCGGATGCGGTATACGTACCAATCCCAACTTCCCACTCGTTATTATTAGGCCCAGCAATCGTATAGTAAGTAGTGTTTGCGTTACCTACAGCCGCGAACGACTGGAAACCGGTCACCGCCCCATCTAGGGTAAAAGTGCCGGTTCCCGTGGTCGCCGAGGTCTCACGTACACGATCTGCAAGGACTAGAGCCATTAAGCAATCCTAATAATAGCTGAGGTGCTGTCGTAAGTTGGGAAGATAATCGTAAAGTCACCGTCAGTAGCAGTCTTGTCTGCACCGAAGTCAAGCACTGCAACCGCAGCGTTTGTATTGGCAGAGCCAGCCGGGGTGTTATTGTAAATAAGCGCGCCCCGCGCTGTCAAAGATACCGAGCTAAAAGTAACGTCCGAGAAATCAGTATACCCGACACCCGCAGATGCAGATGTGTTGGTGCTGGTAACCCCTGTGCGAGTCAGCGTTTCACCGCCCGCTGTGTAGTTAGTGCCCGAAGACGAAACTTCATTCGACGTAGTGTACGCCAGCGTGTTAGCATCGATGCTAGCTGAAGACGTATAAAGCGCCAGTTTAAAAGTGTCGCCGCCCGAAGCGCGGAAATCGTGTGCACCTTGCAGAAGTTCTGCTTTGAAACTGGTGCACATAGCTTGCGTAATTGCCATTGCAGTCTCCTATGAGTCCAAGAGGGAGGCCAACTCTGGGTGACCCGCCGATTTAAATTTATTAGCCAGAGTTACTTTGTTAGACCGTACGGCTTCGTGCATATAATACACTAAAACCTGACGAATATCATCTTTAAACGACTCCGCTTGGTCTCTTATAGCTGGGTGAGTGTTAGAACCTACGTGGATAATCTTGTCCAACGCTCGCTCGGCTATCTCTTCCGGCGTAAAGCCACGGCCACTCGAAGTGGCTACTGTGACCGATCCGCCTAATACTGTTCCTACTTGGTCTATCATCTATTACCCCACCGGATATCTAACTTGAGGGGTACGATACATATCTTGACGGTTCTTGCCATCCCCTAGCTGCTTGAGCATACCAAGCGCTTCATCATACCGCTGCTTATACACCGTGATTACATCCGGCTCGCTCTTCATATAAGTAGCAGCCTCTAGCAGCGAACCATAAAGCAGTACGCTATCGAAGTTATCTCCGAGCCACGTGGTATTGGCATCCACAATCGATGCCGGGTAGTAGAAGTAGTGGAGTTCGACATCATAGTTGTCGTCCGGCGTCGGGCCGAGAATAAAAGAATCTTTATCAAAATACGCGTAGTGCGTCGGCTTGCCCGTAGCAGATGGGTTCGGGAACGCTTCCCGAATAAAGTTCACGTCTTTATCTAGCAAATACTCATAGCGTCCGTCGCTATCGATGACTGCAATAGAGAAGGTAGCAAGCCAATCTGTGGGAGCGGATAAGTACTTATTTCCGGAAGTACACGAACCAGTCACGTTTTTACGCAGGTCAAGTAGCTGCACAGAGTTAAACACGCGCTCTTCCGCCTGACGGATAAACGTGTCTAACTGCTCTGTTGACGTAAGGCCACCAGAACCTGCGGTATCCGGAAAGTCGTTTTCCGCATACGCCTTAATGGTAGAGACTAGTTCGGTATAGTTCATCCGTTAGCCCATTTTCTTGCTAGCGCCACAACCCTTTGTCGCCGCACCGCAACCGCGAATACGTACTGTTTGAGTATTAGGCACTTTATTGGGGTACCCGTCTACTTTTGGAACGGGTGTCATTTTCATGGTCGAGTGGTTTTTAACGCGCATATCCTTACTCCGTAGTTACGGTTACTGTTCCTAGTGCACCTTGTGCTTCTAACACATCTTCGAGTCCGGACAAACCCAAAGGGTTATTTAGCCCTACGGGACCCCAGCCCCACTGAATGTCCCGGCTCTGTTGGTAGCTGTTGTCGGGACGCGGGTTGCGTAGTGCTTGGGGGTCTTCAACACGATACATACCTAGTTGAAGTTGGGGCTGATCTTCTTCCCAGCAAGTTGGGCATACGAGGAGGTTGACCTCTTTGGTCTTAATGACAATGCTTTTCAGCTCTTTGAGTTTGTACTGAAACCCGCATCTATCACATTCCGCGATAGCCTTTTTGCCGAGTGCGTAGTTACTAGACATGACACCCCCTAGAGATACATCTGCCGAGGCGCTATTCTCAGTGTAGCCTTTTCGCGGTCTTCATCGGCAGCCTGCTGGAACAACTCTTCGTATTCCATCTTAAGCATTGCGGTACGTTCTAGCGCGCCGGGTACCTTACGGGACAAGTGGTATGCAAGCCCTGCAACCATGCAGGGGAGAAAGCGAAACGGGATATCTTGCGTGTTAACACCGTCGCCTGCGTCTTGGATACGGCGCAGTCTCCAATAAACAAACGTATAAGTGGTAGCGCCATCGGGGGCAGGCCACACATTGATCTGCGGGTTAGCTACGCCGCCCGGTTCGGTTGCGCCTGACTGCCGGTTAATCCATACTTGGATAGGGCGACCCTGAGCGTTTTTGTTCGGGATCGTCGAGTAGGTATCCACGCTGATACGGTTGATGTTGATGTCGGACTGGTTTGTGCCTGTGCCGGTGCGGATTACGTGGTCAAGCAGGTCAATAGTATCTACCGGAAGGTCGTAAGCAATCTGCCCCTGTACCAGCGGTATGCTGCCTTGCTCGATGGTCCATAGGTTAATCCCACGGTTAGCCCATTCGATGGTGAGCAGATTCAAACTACGCCGTGCCGTACGTAGGTCATATCCCGTACGTAGCTCAGCACCACAGCGCTCGAAAGCCTCTTCGACTAACGAGTTAAGATCAAGGTTAAACGCTGAAGTGCCTGTTGTTGTCATTACCGTCTCCTAGGGACAATAGCGCCCAAACCCCTATGTACCTGACCGCCGCGACGCATTGGTTGGGGCGCTTGGAAGGTCCCAGCTTGGGGGGCCGCCATGTAGTCTTCTGCGCTCGATAGTGAAGGGGCAAACCTTCTGCTATCTCCGGCTTGGGCTAGATAGCCTTCTCCCATGGTGGAGGCGAGTGACCGAGCGCGCGCTTGGTCAATCGCAGCTTGGCGGTCAAAAGGGTCGCGCTGGCGTTGAGTTGGTTGAGAGCCAAACCTTGCGCTATCTCCGGGTTGGGCTAGATAGCCTTGCGGCATATCTTCTCTGCTAGTGCCCGGGTTTACCAGCATGCCGGAATATTGCGGCGTATTTGGCGCGCCACCTTGCATTGGAAGTGCCCCGGGGGAACTGGGTGCGCCGCCCTTGCCGCCCGGTGCAGGAGGTTGCGAAGCTTGTGAGGGTTGGCCCGGAGCACCGCCCTTGCCGCCCGGCGCAGGAGGTTGTCCAGCAGTCATGGGGTTGGGCTGCTGCATGGGGGTGGGCTGATACATAGGGGTGGACGGCGTTAGGCCGTATGGTGTTGTATTAGGGGTTGGTTGGCCACCCATCGGGGTCATAGGTTGTTGTGCACTCATTTCTTTTTCCTTCGAGCCGCTTGTACTCTTCTAGGTTTACCCGCCGGTTGGCCTAGACGTTTCTTTTGTGCGATACGCTTGCGCTTCTCCGACGTAGTCATCTCAGATGACGTTTTGGGTGTCTTGCTGGACACCCGTTTTGTCGGTCTGCAATACGGCGTACCGCGTTTTTCACCCTTCTTACGTCCGCAAGCTTTGCCTGTACGTACGTCTTTCCAGTCTTCCTTAAACCAGCGCTTAAGAGCGGCACCTTTTGCTGTCTTACGAACGGCCACTCTTAGTACCCCAATTCTTAGCGCCTTTCTTACGGCACTTAGCGATAGCGCCCGAGGCATAGGCGGATGGGAAGACCTTATACCGAGACTTGACCTTATTGTAGCAGGCATCCTTAACGGAGCCACCCTTGGCCATACCCTTCGGCATTTTAGACTTCATCATCTTACCCATGCCACGGCAACTACGCATGTTAGACCATCCGACCCTTGGTCAGACCGCGCTTGGCGATACCACAACCCTTGTGGTTTACCTTGCCGCCCTTGGCCATCTTGTGGACCTTACCGCCGCACTTCATGCCCCTAGGCATACGCTTACGTAGCTCCTTAAGGCTTTCTGCTTCCCGCTTTTGTTCGCGATTACCACGTTCAACTGCACCCTTATCGAGTTCCTTCGACTTACGCTCCGCCTCTTTACGGTCAGCGTCGCGCTTTGCAGTGCGTTTTTCAAGGTCATCCAGTTTCATGGTGATCACTGGTCCACGTTTACCCGGCATCGTTAGTATCCTTACCCAAAAGTTTTTGAACAGTACGTGTTTCGTAAATACGAATTCCCGTCCATACGACGGTAAACAACGCGGCGGCAGCGGGGAGAAATTCAGCCAATGTACCTAACACCGTAGCTATAGAAAGCCCGTCTACTACGTGCTTTACTGTTTCCGAAGGATGGATCACACTCATTTTAACAATCCCAAGCTCTAAGCGATTTATTAATCCGCGAGTTTGGGTCGCGGGCGGTTTTGGCCGAAGTTAGTTTCTTCTTCATGCCCTTCATGCGTTTGCAGAAGCTCTTGCGTCGTGCCGCCGACTTGGGCGACTTTTTGGCCTGCGCCTTTTTTACCGGCGCTTTGAGGCCCGGCTTCCCCGGATTGGCACGGTTGTAGGAAGCGCGACCCTTTGCGTTGAGTCCGCCTTTAGGGTTCTTGCCCGCCTTACGTGTCCATGCCGGAGACTTAGCCATTACATCATCTTCCCTTTAGTGCGGCCCTGACGGCAGATACCGTCGCCACGGCGGCAGTTTACTTTACCGCCCTTAGCCATCTTCTTGACCTTGCCGCCCTTGCGCATTCCGTCGTCCGGCTCACCCGGCTTTTTCTTACGTTTACGGCGCTTTTCCAGTTTGCTAGCAACCATAGGCATAAGCCCAGCAGCAGGTCCCAAGGCATCCCCGGCGGCCACCAGACCCTTACCGAGAATCCCCTCTCCAGTAATCGCACCGCCAAGTGGCGAAATATCACCGATCTTAATGCCCATCAGACTAGTCCTTCTTCATGGTCTACCATGGGATATAGCACATCTTCGCCGAAATTACCGACATATTCTTGCACGCCCATGTGGCCTAAAGTAATTGTTGGGTCGATCCAGACTTCATAGCCTGCTTCTCTTGCGCGGTCACAGAATAGAAAGTCTTCGCCGATGTAACCCTCAGGGGTTACTTTGAAATCAAACACAGCGTTAAGCTGCTTATCTGCACGTTGATCGTAGTATCCCCACTCCGGGTGAGCGCCGACCAAATCCGTAAATACGTTGCGGTTAACCCACATGAAGGCCGTAGCCACACGCTCAGCACGAACTAGCCCCATACCGTTCATGGTAATATGGCCGTTCTCGTCTTGGTCTAGGTCGGTGATATAGCGCAGTTTCTCATCGCGCACGCGGGGAGGCGCAGCCACGATGCCCTTGTCCGGGTCAGAACCCCAAGCCATCAAACGCAGAATAGCATCTGGCTCGAAGTTGATGTCGCTATCAATGAAAAGAAGTTCGGTGCACTCAGAGTCAAGGAAGTCACGAACAAGTAGGTTGCGGGCACGCGAAACCACGGAACAGCCGCAGATACTTCCGATCTGCAAACTAATCCCGTGGCGAGGCGCGGCCTGCGCAAAACGAGCAAGCGATACGGCCAACTTCAAGGATACCTTAAAGTCGTACGCGGGAAGCGCGATAAATATACTACGGCCCGCTAGATCGAAGCCCTGTTCGTTTTGCATAAATCACCCATAAAATACGACTACTGACGCTGTGTTAGTAATCGTACCATATAGGCCCGTCTTTGCAAGAATACCTTGGTCTGGAATGACGACATCATAAGCACCGCCATTCGCGACCGATGGCGTATTGATGGTGAGCAGCGTGCTACCCCCACTGCCGTCCGTTATGACTACCGAGCCAGCGCTAGCGCCGCACTCGATGTGGAGACTCTTGATGCGTACGCGACCGAGGTCGTTGTTCGCTTGGTCTTTAAAACTTGCTGCGCCAGCCCCTAGGGGCTTGGTAGCAAAAACGTCTGTTTGCTGAGCCATAGGAAGACCCTCCCTATGAACCTATTAACCAGCCGAAACCGTGACGACGCCGCTGTTCGACCAAAGCTGTCCAGCAACGCTGGGGTCCGAAGTTGGGAGACCCGAAAGGATAATCACGCTGCCCGTAGCGGTGAGGTTGGTTGTGGTGGTCGGTCCGCCAGAAAAACCGTTGTCTGAAGCGACGGGACCTGAAAAAGTAGTCTGAGCCATTATAAATACTCCGTGTAGTAGCACATCCCCGTACCGTCTCTACTACGTCTGCTAGGCCAGTCGGTACGAGTTATTTACCTAGTAGTTAAGCTTTACCACTTATGTGGTAAAAAAGAAAGGGGAGGAACTTAATCCTCCCCTTCCCCCCTGTTTCCTTAGGCAGCGCCTTCGGAACCGTACATGCCCAGTGGGTCGCTCCAGCCGAAGCTGTAACGCTCACGAGCCTTATAGCGTACGTTACCGGTGTCGAAGTCACCGTCCATGCCAGTAGACATTGGCGTACGGACAAAGTGCTTCAGACCGTTAGGTACGTCGGTCGTCAGGAACCAAGCGTCGGTGTCGGTCAGGAAGTGGTTAACTGTGTAACCCTCCGGAATCGCACCGTTTGACTTGATTGCGTTGATGTCGTTGTCAGCGGTGCCAACACGACCTTCCGTTTCAAGCAGGCGAGTCGCAACGAACTGAAGGTCCGAAGGAATAACCAGCTTGCGAGGCTTAGCTGCAATCAAGAGACCCCGCTCGTCTGTCCACCCAGCAATTTGGATAACAGCCGCTTCGAGCGAAGTTTCGTTGAGGTCAGCCGCAACCGCCGGAATGTTCGAGTTCGTGCCACCTGAGACCAGTGGGTGTGAAGCCGAGAACAGTGGTACGCCATCGCCGCCGACAAAATCGGAATCGAAGCCGTTGTTCAGGACCGCAGCAGCCTTAGTCTGCTTGGTGTACGACATCGCACGGGCAAGCGCCTTAGTATAACGAGCCGAGAGGCTGTCATACAGGTTGTCTTCAATCGCTTCTTCCGTGAGCGAGAACCCGAGGGCAATCGTTTCATGGTTGTAGCGAGCAGTGAAGACTTCCTGAGCGTTGTCGTAGGAAATCGCCGAACCTTCGTTCTTAACCGGAGCAGCCGAGAAGCCCGACAGCTTGGTTTCTTCTTCGAAGCTACGCTCTGAAGATTCAGTTTCGAAGATTTCCTTGTGCTCTTCGCCGTAACGCGAATATTCAAGACCGAACAGGGCGTTCAGTCCCGGCAGAAGCTCCTTGAGGAGTTGTGCGCGTGAAATTGCCATTGTTCAGTCTCCTTATACGCCAGTAGCGTTGTTGTACTGGTGCATACCGGCATTCCACTTGACGATAACTTCGGTGTAAGAACCGGGGTTACCAGCAGTGTGGGTTTCAGGCACGACATCAATGATACGCACTGGGAACGTTGCCGTTGTGCCAGTGGTGTCGTCGATAGCGACCTTAGAGTTGCCAGTGGCAGTGTTGCCAGCGTTCTGAGTGAGCACAGCGTTGTTACCAACCGCAGTGCGGTTTACGTAGCCAACAGTCGTGCCCGACGAAGTAACCGCGACTTTGTACAGCGTGTCTGGGTCATCAACAACAAAAGCGTTAATGTCAGAGGCTGTAACGCCGCCGGGGTAGTATTGACGGAAGGTCTTTCCGAAGGTTGCGTCTGTGTAAGAACAACCCATGAAAACACCAACCGGAGTTGCAGCATCAGTACCGGTGTCTTTCGACAGAGTTCCGTCCGAATTGAGCTTAACTACGTCGCCAAAGAAAATAGCTGTAGCTGAACCCGAGTCGATTGGAATCTGGCGAGTGGAACCGGCAAAGACCTGCCCACCAATCAAATTGATTGGCAGCAGCCCGTAAGGGGCATCTACAGAAGGATATGCCATTTATAAGCTCCTAGCTTATTTGCCTTTACCAAATGATGTCGAAGACCGTTTCTCGTTAAAGAGTGGCATCCGAACATCGCTCTCGCGCATAAAATTATTGTCTACGGAATCCATCTGGGCTTTGTTTTTACCGGAATAATAATCCCGGCGTTGATTCATAAACTCAGTCGGAATCTTGCAGAGCAACAAACCTGCGACTTCGATGTTGTCTTTGAAGCGGCTATCTTTATCCACAAACAATTCAAACTTTGGCTGCTCTTCAATTCGGACAGCTTCCCACCCCTCACGCATCTTTTTGGACAGGTTTGGAGCGTCAGACTTTCCTAGTGAAGAAACTCGAATCCACCGATAGGAGTATCCGGGTTCTCGATCTGGCTCGGGCAAAATTGATGCCGGTTGCCAAGATTTAGGGCGTTCTGCCGTAGTACGAGTAGTTGCTTCGCGTGTGATTCTAGTCTGTGTCATGTTATGCATTCCCCATCTTCATAAGTTCCTTCGCATACTGCTCCGGAGTTAGTCCCAAACGTTTAGCTATTGCTATCTGAGACTTTTTGAGCACGATCTTTTTGGGGGACCGGCTACGAGAAGCTGGAGCGACAACTGACGCAGGGCGAGCCGCACGTTTTTGTTCCGCTTCATCTTCCCCGAAATATTCAGGAAAGCGACGACGCATCGTTTTGTCGATAGCGTCCCAGTATTCGTCGGTGCCCACAAATTGAGGGCCACGTTCTTTAGCGAGCTTCTGGTGAAGCCCAAGTGCGGAGGCAGTCATCTCTTCATCAGCACCCCACCAACTATTACGCTCTTGCCACGCAATAGTCTTACGGTCCACCTGAGATGGTTGCATCTGTTGTGGCGATTCTACCTCTTGTTCCGGCTGTTGTAAAGTCGGTCGGTAATTATTTACTTGCTGAAGCGCATAATTGGCGTTGTTTAGTTTTTCTTGCGCCTCGATTACTTTATCGGTGTCACCCGCTTCATACGCTTCCCGGTAAGCACGTTGCGCAGACTCGCGTTCGTATTCTGCGGCCCGTCTGTACTGCGCAATAAGGTCTTGTTCGCCAACACTAAGCGTTTGCTTCAGCCTGCGGTTTTCTTCCATCAGCTTCTGCGCAGCGTGTAGCGCTTCTTTTTGCTCACGCAGAACGCGCTCTTTCTCGCGGCGCTCGTCATGCCAGACTTTCTTCATCTGTTTGAGGCGGGTCTTGACCTTATCCGAGTACTCATCGAGTTCGTCAGCTTCGAGTTCTTCTACAATCTCCTGCGGCATAGGCTCGCGCCCACGGTCTTCCTCTGGAGTATCGTCTTCGATTTCAAGCTCTGGAGCTTCCTGCTCTTGCTCTTGCTCTTCTTCGATCTTGAATTCTTCCATGTGTTCTTCTTCAGCCATCATAGCCTCCTATGCTCGGGTAATACCGCGTGGGTCTTCCACTACGGCTTCAACAGAATCGTCGTTAATTACGCGGAACTCCTGCCCATGTATTTTCACACGGGTACCAGCGTGCGGGCGCACGAGGATAAAGTCACCCTCTTTGCACCATGGGCCGCTAGGGAACCTAGTTTTGTCTGAGTAAGCGTCCGGGCCTAGCTTCAGTACAAACAAGGTCGTGGTCAGGAGTTCTTCGTGGTGAAGGGTAATATCAGCCTTGATAATTCCGCCTTCGGTCTTTTCTTCGATTTCCGGAATAGCACATAGTATGCGATAGCCTGAAGGATCAGGTAGCTGCTTGGCTTTCCGTTCGGGGTCTGCCGCCAGCACCTTTGGCATTTTTGGCAGAGTCTTGTCCTCTACGTCAGTCATCATCATTGTCCATTTTACTTGCGAGATCGGCTACGATCCCGTTTGCTACGAGAAGCCCACGATAAATACCGCAGGCATACTTATAGGCACCGAAGTCCTTGGCATTTCCCATGACCATGTCTTCTTCGATGACCCTAAGTTCTTCTTTTATCTTGTCAGATATGTAGATTAGAATTTCGTCATTCATTTACATCCTCAGTTCGCTGCCTAGGTTGTGGAGCAGGGGGTTGCTCCGCTTCTTTCGCCATCTGCATTTGTTCGCGGGCGATATCTACGCCAATACGAAGTCCTGCTTCTTGCTCTTGTGCAGACAATTTTGCCTTGTCTGTTGCTACTCTTGCGCCGACTTGAAGACCGGCGATACGTTCGTTCGCAGCCAATTTGGCCTCGTCTGTGGATACCTTTGCGCCGACTTGGAGACCGGCGATACGTTCTTGTGCAGCAATGCGCTCGCGTTCGATGTCCAGACGATCCGCTTCTGCGGCAGCGTCTATTTGCATCTTCTGCTGTTTGATCT